TCGAATGTTCCGTACAATTACTATTGGATAGACCCGTTCTATAAAAATTTTGACATGAGTGACGCAGAATCCGTATGGCGTCGTCAAGCTATGACTAAAAGCCAAGTCAAGCGCATGTTCAATTATCAACGCGATGAAGAGATAGACAACTTACAACCCGTATATCAGAAAGATGGCAAGTTTATCTTCATGCCCGAAAACTACTACATGCGAGATATTGGCCTTTACACCGTCGATGAGTACTATTACAAAAGCTCGCGTAAAGGAAAATTCATCGTTGATGCTAGAACGGGTCAAACAAAAGAGTGGACATCATCGAATCAAGAAGCTTTAGGAGACCTACTGGGACTATATCCTGAGCTTGATATCATTGAAATGGATGTCCCCACCGTTGTATATAACATCGTCGTCAATGGGGTAGTTTTCTATTCTGGCCCGCACCCAACAGGCCTAGATTGCTACCCTATGACCCCTTGTTATGGCTTTTACAACCCTGAGCTAACGAACTTTGCGTTACGTCATCAAGGCCTCGTGAGGGGTATGCGCGATTCGCAATTCTTGTATAACCGCGTCCTGATAAACACCGCAGATCAGATCGAATCGCAAGTAAACTCTGGCTGGAAGTACAAAGAAAACGCCGTCGTCAATCCCGAAGACCTCAAAAAAGGCGGTAACGGTATCAACGTGAAAGTCGCTAAAAATGCGAACATGTCAGATATCGAGAAGATCCAACCAACCTCCCCGAACCCAGGACTTGCTGGCTTACAAAACGAACTTAAGAACCTCGTTTATCAAACAGGGCTTGTTAATCAAGAGCTGATGGGAATGGCAAAAGATGATGTTCCAGGAATACTAGCTATGGTGCGTCAAGGTGCTGGGTTAACGATGCTTCAACGGTTATTCGATCAACTCGATACTACTCAAAAGCTTGTCGGGGAGAAGATGCTAACTTGCAAACAAAACAACTGGAAGCTTGGAAAGTATCAAGATGTGGTAGGGGAAGAAATTGACCCTATGATTCAAAACAAAACATTCACTAAGTTTAACATAGTCGTTGATGAAGTCGCTTACACAGACAGCCAAAAGCGTCTACAGTTCCAACAACTCGTTCAACTTGGTCAATTGGGTGTCCCTGTACCTTCAAAGCTATATATCGAAAACTCCCCACTCATCGACAAAAAGCAACTCGTCGACGCTGTAGCAGAACAAGAGATGATGGCTCAAAGGGAAACACAAGTACAGCAACAGCTACAGACACAAAGACAGATCATCGAAAATGAAAATCTAATGGCAGAAGCGAAAGCGAAACAATCACTCGCTGCGGAAAGATTGAATAAAGTATCTCTCGACACCGCACTATCAGCGGAACGGATCACACAAGCACAAGCAAATAAGACTAAAGCGAACCTTGATCTCGTTGAAACGGCCCTACGTCTTCAAAGCTTAGACCTATCAAACTTAAAAGAGCTTCTATCAGTTCTAGAGACAATTAAAACAAAAATCGAACCTGAGCAAGATTTAGGAGTTGAAAAAATAAATGAACAATTGTCAAATGTAGTTAGTCAAGTCCCTGGTCTCGCCCAAGGCCAACAACAACAAGGTGCATTATGAAAATGTTCGCAGATCATGATGAATACGCCAACATGCCTCAAGACGTAAAACGTATGAAGGTAGGTCGTGCTGGAAGTAGAGGTGGGGACGCAGCTTATGCTATTCCTGACGATACTTTCGAAGAAGCCGACAAAATTGTTGCTTACTCATCTAATCAGATCAAAAAATATGGTACTTCTCAGAAGTAAACCACGTTCCATACCTAGACTATTTACTTCCTTTTAGCTAGGTATGGACTTTATGAAACTCATCTTTGAAACATTCATCGATAGATTACCAAAAGCTTGGAAAGTCCAAAGATCTCGTTTCGTTTTCTACAACGTTAACCAGCCATACATCGACGATGTGAAGAGCCTTATAATTCAACGCTTTCCTTTTCCTCCCACTGAAAAACCAATAAGCATCGATTTCGTTCATACTCTACCCTACCCGCAAACCATATTAAAAAAGGTTTTGAAAAACACTTTTAACGACACTTTATTCCATACCAAAAGACCTGACACAACGAACCTGAATAAACAAATGGAAGATATCTTAACAGGGATTATCTACATAGATGACAAGCAAGTAGTTGAAATATCTGGTAAAAAAGAGTACGGTATTGAGGTAGGAACAAAAATAAAAGTTTATGAAAGAAATTGATGAGCTTGTAAAACAACTATACATCTATGCACATGATCAGAAAAATCTAATTGTTCGTGAATTCATAGCAATGCAAGGGATGTCTCAAAACAAGTTTACAACTCTTCTAACACGATATCCCGATCTACTTGAAGCTTATCACTATGCAAGACTAATGATAGGCATACGTAGAGAAAAGAAAGCCTTAGAAAACGAGATAAACGCCTCTGTATACAAAGATTCACAACCACTCTATGACGATGATCTTAAAGCTTGGGAGATAGAAAAGAAAAAGGGTTCTATCTCGATTGATGATGGACTAAAAAAACTGGAAATCATCTACGCAAAGGCTTTACATGATACTTCAACTCAATCCGATCATATCGATGGTGACTCCTAAAGGTCACGGCTACGCAAATTTTCTTATGGACTCAGGTGAAGAAGGAGATCTTTACTGGATCGTTTTTTTAGATAATTGTGAGATTTGGACATTTAAAAATAGCGAAGTAAGACTTTCTAAAAATATAAGTTTAGGTCGTAAGTAGATAGAAAACTTCTCATGTTTTAATTTGTATTCACCAGATCAAAAAAGCTGGAGGGATTATGATTGTTTTTCCCGACAAAAGCAAAAGATTGATTGTCGTTGATAACATCAAAATACTCTATTCCAAGATAGAAAAAGACCCAGAAGGTTGGATATCTTTCACTATCTATAGCCCTATACCTTTTGATCTGGTAGAAATAGAAACCATTGACCAGCAACTATTCAAAGCCTGGTTTAACGGTAGAATATGGGAAGGATACAAAATAAAGAATTCTCCCCCTGTAATCAAATGGCGAAGAATTAGGGAGCGGTAAAATGCATCAAGGGTTTATGGATAAATTAAAAGAGTCTTTGGGAATGCGACACAAAGGCAAAAAGAAACAATCACTTAAAGCGAGAGCGCATGAGTCTGAAGGTATGGAGAAAAAAGCTGGCAAGAAATCTTATGCTAGTGTTTCGAAGATGGATAAAGGCTCTAAAAAACTTCCTGGAATGAGCAAAGAGCACGCCAAAGAATATGCCAAATATTCACCAGCACAATTAAAGAAACACATGAAGGGCGAAAAAGTTCTTCTTGGCATCAAAATCATGGCTAAGAAGAAGAAGTAGTATGGAAAAGTGGATTCAAAAAGCACTAAACCCAAAATCTAAAGGCAAACTTCATAAAGCTCTTAAAGTTCCCATGGAGAAAAAAATACCTGTCGCCAAACTCAAATCAGCTGCTAAAAAAGGTGGTAAGATCGGTAAAAGAGCAAACCTCGCTCTAACCCTTAGGAGCTTTAAACGTGGGAAATAGTTCTCCAAAACCAACGAACCCTGCTTTATATGCACGTGTAAAAGCAGAAGCCAAAAAGAAGTTTAAAGTTTACCCGTCGGCTTACGCTAATGCTTGGCTTGTTAAAACATATAAAGCTCGGGGAGGTGGTTATGAGTCGTGAGGTTGGTCTTTATGAGTCTTAAAAAATGGTTCGCTGAAAAGTGGGTGAACATTGGCAAGAAGAAAGATGGATCGTTTGCTCCATGCGGTAGACCGAAAGCCAAATTAAGCTCTAAAGGCTATCCCAAATGCGTTCCTTTAGCTAAGGCAGCATCTATGTCACCTTCAGAAATTAAATCAGCTGTAACGCGTAAAAGGGCTAAAAAACAAGGTATCAAAGGCAAACCTACCATGGTTAAAACTTATGCACCTAGTCGCTCTAAACCATCACGTTAAAGTTTTAGGAGAGTCACCATGGCAAAATACAAAACGCCTGCTTGGCAAAGAGCTGAAGGAAAAAACAAAAAATCCGGCGGACTCAATCCCAAAGGAATTGCTTCCTACCGCAGAGAAAATCCAGGCTCTAAGCTTGCTATGGCTGTAACGGAGAAAGACCCAGGACCGAAAAGATCAGCTCGTAGGAAATCGTATTGCGCTAGATCAGCAGGACAAATGAAGATGTTTCCAGAAGCGGCAGCAAATCCAAAATCACGTCTAAGGCTAGCTCGTAAGAAGTGGCGTTGTTAATCGGCAGTGAAAAGGATAGTCTAGCGTTTAGTCATAAGCCGAGAATGATGGCTGAAAAATTCAGTAATGCGCTAGATTTTTTACGACCTAGTTTATGCTTGATATCTACTCTTTAGCTTTTAGAGGTCAAAAAGTCGCCAAATGGTTTGGTAATAGAGTAGACTTTAAAAAGAGGCCACCAAACACTCAGCGTGATAGCCTCCCAAAATTTCAAAAAACAACCGGTTTATGTTTGTTTCTTATTAATCAATCGGTTGATTGACAGACCAAATGTATCCAATCATACAAAAAAAGAAAACAAATAAAAAAAAAATAATCCAACCACTTCTTTGTGGATGGAACGCTGAGTAAACGCCTAGGGAGAACATTTTAAATGATGAGTTTAACTTTAGATGTAGCATCTCTTTTAGGTTGCGTCAAGTCTTCTATCTTTTTCCCAGGTGCATCCCAATAAATAAGAGTCCCATTTTGCATAGCAGTAATAGCAGCCATGTAGGGCTCTACCCATTCAGGCTTGAATAGGTCCCAATTCTTTTTGAAATAAACCGTGTCCTCTTGCTTAGGTAAGCTATAGATAAAATACAGGCACTCTTTTTGATTGTCGTAGTAGTAAAGATCTTGGCTCCAATCGGGTTCGGGTTTTGTTGATCTAACAAAATACCTAGTTTTGATAACGTTGGTATTGGTGTAGTCGTTTTTGCTAATCACCACGATATAATAACCTTGGGGGTCATAGTTACGATGTTCAGCAATTATCTTATCCATCATCTTTTGGTGATTCTTTTTTTTCTCATCTACTATCTCTTGTACTTGCAACCTTTCTTGAGTGCTATAAGCATTTGCTGATAGTTCAGAGATGTTGATTTCTTTGGTATTTTTTCTACCTTCTACGAGATCTATTTCTTTCATATCTTCCTTCAAAGCTAAAGATTATATAACAAAAAATTGACATTAACAGTAGGTAAAATTAATTTAGTGTTATCTTGTTCGGCTAGGCGTACCCTAGACAAGCGAGGCAGTAATAATCCATTCGCCAAGGAAAAGCTCATGAATGACGAAGAACCAATTGATGTGTTAGAGCAAGAGGTGTCACATCAGCCTCAAGAAGTTCAAGAGCCTACGCAAGAGGCTCAAGTTCAGGAATCTAAACAAGATCGGAACTGGAGAGAAATGCGTAAAAAGCTCGAATACTACGAGCAAAGATTAGAAGATTTTGAAAAAAGACAGCCCCCAGCCGTCAGCCGTCAGCCTCAGCCAGAAGAAGAGGATGTCGCATTAGCCGACGATGATATCGTCACAGCGAAAGACGTAAAGTTGCTCGCAAAGAAAATGGCTAAAGAACTCTACCAACAAGAGAGGGTGAAGTTTGAAGCGGAGACAGCAGAGGACAGGCTTAGATCAAAGTTTACTGATTTCGATGACGTGGTAAGCGAGGAAAACGTTAGAAAGCTAATAAAAGATGAACCAGAACTAGCGAAAGTCTTAAGAGCTACTAGCGATCCTTATGCGAAGGGTGTTGCTGCGTATAGGTATATCCGCATGATGGATAGGGCAAATCCAGAACAGGTGGATAAACAAACCATACGTCAAAACCTACAGAAACCGAGAACAACCTCCTCTTTAAAAGAAAGCGGACTTGACCACGCAGAGGAATTTGCTTCGGGAAGAATGACGACAGAAATGCGTCAAAAGTTGTATGAGGAAATGCGAGCATCTCAAGGACGACGCTAACTAATAGAGGTTAGAGATGTCTATTACAACAACTTCAACACTGCCTCCTCAAGTTCTTCTATCATTTTCGATGAAATTGCTCAGTACTCCTGTGCCTTATTTCATCCATACAATCGGTGCGGACTATAGAACCATGCCGGCAAATGGTGGAACAACTCTGAGGATGACCAGATATAACCCATTGGCAGCAGCACTTGTGCCAATCGGTAATTCGGGACAAACTCCCCCAGCTCAACAATTAACCGCTGTAAACATTGATGCGGTCGTTGGTTTCTATGGAACTTACGTAGAATTAAATGAGCAAGTTACACTGCAAAGACAAGATCCCGTCCTTAACGCAGCTGCGGAAAGGCTTGGAGTGTCGCTTAACGTTATGGGCGACAATAAACTTTACCTGAATACCTTGGAAAATCTAAGGGCTGCATAGCCTATGACAACCAGATGCAAGCAGAAATTAGATAACTGTAGAATTAAGATATTTGAGCTTTTCATAACATTGATTTCTAAGATCAGTTATCTCTTGAGGGACATGATGACCATATTTAAAAATATATGTTTTTCTAAATTCAATCATGACTTGTGTATGTTCTTTTTTACAGAGCATAAAGGGAAGGATATTTTCACAAATTTCCAGTACTTGACCGCGTTCAAGAATCCATTCAAATTTGGTTCTCCAATTTGGATTAGATCTGCTTTTACGCTCATAAACGTACCCTTTAAAGTTCTCATGCAACCATTTAATCATAGTGTGACTTGTATTGGTTATAATCATTCTATTGTTAAATTTGTTACTTATGTAAAAAGATCCTTCGCCCTCCATGAGAGCAGCAAGAAAAATATATTTTTCACGTTGATTCATGATTTTTCCAAGTTTATTTATGTTAATTGTAACATATTGGCTAATTTCGTGCAGCAGCAGAGACTAAGCGGTAGAGACACTGTAAAAAGTGTATGCGATAGTCCGAACCTAATTGAAAAATTAGGAGAAGGGAATAACAAGACCTTCCGCCAATTAAAAAAATTGGTCAGTAAGCATTGGCTGAAAGTAACAGAAAGCAGACAAACAGAGGATGAACTCACAAGAGATCGTCTCCTTTCTACTATGTCACAGGTAAACTGTACTGGTGGATCAAACGGTGATAACCCCACAGAACTCACATTCTCTGATACAGTGAATACAGTTAAACAACTTCGTAGCAACAATGCGTACGAGTTTATGGACGGTATCATCGGGGAAAATCGTATAGGAACAAGCCCCACCAGAGACTCTTACCTAGCGATGGGTTCGACTCAATTGCAAGGTCAGTTCGAAAACATTCCCCAATTTACCTACAAATGGAACTACCCATCCATCCAATCCACTATGCCATCAGAGTATGGTGCGATTGCGAACGTTCGCTTCTTGCTCTCCTCAATTGGAGCCAAGTTGCCTAACGCTTCTGCAAACGGTGCGGATGTGTATCCACTAATCGTAATTGGTAGAGAATCCTATTGTATCGTGGAACAAGATCGTTATAGCTCTTCGTTCATCTATAGACCACCAATCTTCTCTTCACCACTAGCGCTTAACGCAACAGTGGGTTGGAAGATGGCCTATGCTGGTGTTATCACCAACGATGCATGGGTGTTCCTACTTAACTCAACGCTTTCATAAGGAGATAGAATATGGCAGTATATGGCAGCTTTACCTCCGATGGCGTATCCGAACTATTGGATATCGTAGCGGGAGCAAAATATCTAAAACTAACAAACACAAGTGCAGTAGGACAATTTGAGTGGTATGAAGGCTATGCAGCTGATACCGCTACAAACGTCGCTACAGGTGCTGCAATTACATCAGGTGGAGTGACAGCGTTCCTTTCATCTGAAAGCAGTTTTGCAGCTCAAAAAAGCATGAGCGCACCATTTTCTGCATCAGCAGGATTTGGTCAAACAACAATCACTGTTTTGAACCATGGCTACCTTGCTGGTGATATCATTAAGATCACCAACACAACTAGCATGAGACAAATTGCAGGGATGTATTTTCAAGTTGCGATTGTAGTTGATGCAAACAACTTCAAGATCAATTTGGATTCATCTGGTTTTGCTTCACAAGCGACAGCAGGGGTTTGTCAAAAACTCATTGTTCCGCAACTGTGGCAACCAAGACAAAAATACATTGTAGGTATCACAAGAGGTGCTACTACAACAATTACAACATCTGTGGATCACGGTTATTCCGTTGGTCAATTGGTAACTCTTCAAGTCCCGAGCGATTTTGGAACAGTCCAATTGAATGGTCTCAGAGGTAGGATTACTTCTGTACCAGCAGCTAATCAATTTGTGGTAGATATCAATTCATCCGCAGCAACAGCTTTCGCATTCCCAGCATCTGGTGCAGTGCCGTTTAGCTTTGCTCAAGTTGAGCCAGCAGGATCACAAACTACATTAGCCCAAGGAAACGTAACTCCAGGAGCATCCGTTAACGATGGAGTTCGTGGATTAGCTCTAGGGGCAAACGTAATTGGTTCAGCAGGTAATGTATTTTACTGGTATGCATTGACTTAAAAACACTAGGGGGTGGGCAACTGCCCCCTTTAACATTAAAAGGAGAACTTATGACAGTCTCGGCAATCGTTCATAAAGAACACGACATCATCGTTAAATCAAACGCTAATCCGTTACCTACCGATGAGAAAAAGAGAAAAGAAGAACTAAATAAACGCATGCAAGAGGATTTGAAAAAGTTCCGTTGCCGTTTTATCGATCTTCAAGCACCTATGACTGGCTCTATTCAATACACTCTACAGCTATACCCAAATCAACCTGAGATTAGACAAAAGCTTTTATCGGGGAGAGTTTATGAACTTACAAAGATGGAAATAAAACATTTGATGGATAGTAAAATTCCAAAATATGATTATATAACCGATCCTGTAAGTGGATTACAAGTCCATAAACAAGTAGGATATGAAAAAAGATTCTCTGTAGAGATACTTCCTGAGGGGCTATGAGTGCTACGCTACAACAAATAAGGACAAAAGTTCGAAGGATCACAGCCTTAGACACTCCAGCTAAGCTCAGTGATGCGAACATAGATTTTTACGTTAACACGTTCTATCTCTATGACCTCCCCGAACAAATGAAACTGTTAAACCTCAAAGAGACGTACCAGTTTTATACCGAGCCTTTTGTTGCTAGCTACTCTTTCCCTAAGAATGATTATACACTTGTAGAGCCATTGATTCAGGTTAACGGCTATGAAACTCAATGGTTCCAAGATCCCCTCATCTTTAACCGCACCTTCCCAACACTTGATGTAACTCAACGTATCGGAACAGGTAGCGGAATACCGGGACCATTTACAGCAACACTTGGCACTAGCCCAGTCCTTGCAGGTTATACAAACGGTGTTGGAACAATTGTTTCTAATGTGATTGTTGCCTCTATTGATATCAACGGAGACTCAATCGTTTTAAGAGACAATGGTCAGGGTTTATTTTTAGATTCCAATGGAGCAATTGTACCCTTCTGTACGATCAACTATCTAACAGGTGTAATTGGTATCGTTTTCCCTATTGCGATTCAAAGTGCAGCAGATGTGAATTGTACCTACTACAGCTACAGCGCTACACGACCTACGTCGGTTTTATTCTTCGAGGATACATTTACCTTTAGACCAATCCCAGACCGCGCCTACATCGTCAATATGAACGTCTACAAGAAACCTACGGAACTTACGAACCCTACAGATGAACCCGTATTCAATGCTATGTGGCAACTTCTTGCATTTGGAGCAGCTCAGAAGATCTTCATCGATACAGGAAAGTTAGACCAAGCTCAAGCCTATCAACCCTATCTAGAAGAGCAAATGGATCTTGTGAGAAGGAGAACATTAAACCAGCAAGATGTGCAGAGAGTAGCAACGTTATACTCTGCTCAAATGACAGGACAATTTAGTAACAATAACTTTTTCTTTTAGGATGAAAGTATGACTTACACAACAAACATCCCTCTTTCAGCCCAGAAAATTAAAAACACAACATCCCTGATTCGAGCAAACTTTGACAACTTAGCTGCTGGATTATCGAATGATCATGCTGATATCAATGATCCAACCTCAGGAACAAGACTAACACATGACAAAGTCAGATTGAATGTTCAAGCTGTAGGGCCCTCCACAACAACGACACAAGTTGCGTTGTATGCTAAAAATGTGACAGCTGGTGGAACACCATATCTAGAGTGGTTTTTTAGAAGGGCTAACAATGGAAGTGAAATACAATTAAGCTCTGGAGGACTTACACCTGCACTTTCTGGTAGTGGTGTAGGAACACAGGGATATACATTTTTGCCAGGTGGTTTGGTATATGTTTGGGGTCATGTAGCTGCTTTCGTTAATAACGTAGACCAAACATTTCCACAAGTTGGCGGAATAAATGTAGCAAATATTTATCAATTAACATTACAAGTTGCTCCACCAATTACAGTACCATTAGGAAATAATGCTGCTTTCATATTTGTTGAAAACATAAACAATGTCCCTGCATTAGGAACTTTTAAACCAAGATATTTAAAAACAAACGGTGATAATGCTTTTGCATGCCCCACGTATTATCAAGCAATCGTTGAGTTAGCTCCATGAGTGCAAATAATCTCGTTATTTCAGATTTCGCAACAGGATACCAAACCAACATCGCCCCAGCGAAGTTGTCTAACGATGCATTTCCTACACTTGAAGACGCTCTTATATGGCGTAATCGTTTGAAGCAAAAAGACGGTGTTAAGCTTGTTGGTAGATTAAGACGTGAAATTGAATTTACGTTGGGTTCTACAAATGGAGCAGGGGCGTTTAGTGGGAATATCATCACAATTGCCTCACTTGAAACTACTGCAAACTTTGAAGGAGAATCCTTTAGCATCGTCATAGGTGCTGCTACTCTTACCGACAATGGCCTAGGTGTTTTGGCTGGTGGTGGAGCAACAGGCACAATCAATTACGCCACAGGTGCTATAACAATCGCTTCAGCTCCAGCAGCAACGTCTATTGTAGCTACATTCGCCTATTACCCTGGCTTGCCTGTCATGGGCTTACCAAACTTCGATACCACTCAACTGAACATAGAAGAGAATCTCGCATTCGACACTAAATACGCCTATAAGTTTGTAACCACACAATACGAGGATGAAAGCTTTTACAAAAGCACGAGCACTCCAAGGCCAGCAGTAACCTGGACAGGTGCAAACTACCAACAGTTTGATACATTTAACTATCGTAATGTTCTTTGGACGACGAATAACGTTCCTGGACAACATGTAATTGCTGTAACTGTTTCGGGTTTTGTTTCACCTACAGTAACTACCACAGCAGCACACGGTCTATCGAACGGAATGGTGGTATCGTTTGTGTCCTCTACAATAGTTGCTGGAATTATTGCTTTTCCATTTGTAATCAGCAATGTAACTGCAAACACATTTGATATCAGCCCAGCCACAGCCCCCGGCCCAGCCATAGGTGATGGAATCATGGTTGTAGGAGGTTCTTTAACTGGAACTGGAGACGGTATTCGCTGGTATGATGGAACAGGATTTGTAAACTTCCAACCGCCTCTCAATCTCAACGCAAATCCAGCACTAGCAGATATAGTTTATCTCAGGGGTGCTTTAGTTGGATGTGTATTCAAAGACCGAACCATTTTCTTTAACACCGTTGAAGATAAACGAAGCGTATCGAATGTAAACGCCCAAAGATATCCACAACGGGTGCGTTGGTCACAAAATGGAACACCTTTCTGGGGACAAAACCCTACAGGGCAAGTAGTAGATCCATACTCATGGGATGAAACTAAACCAGGTCGGGGAGGTTATATTGATGTCCCTACGAATGAGTTTATTACGAGCATAGCGCAAAATAAAGACGTAGTTTTAATCTATTGCGAAAGATCTACATTCCGTCTTGTATATACAGGTAATGAAGTCCTCCCGTTTGTATTTCAAAAGATCAATGACCAGTTAGGTGTTGAATCTACCTTCTCCACGGTACAGTTTGATAAATACGCTATGGGATTTGGTCAGACAGGAGTTCATGAATCTACAACTACGGACATCTTAAGAGTAGATGAAAGAATCCCATCAGAAATATTCAAGATCAAAAACACCGATTTTGGGCCACAGAGAGTTTCTGGTAATATCAACTACTTCGAGGAGATCGTCTATTTTGCGTATCCCGATGCAACAATTACTTCTTTGAATAACGAAGCATTTCCATATCCCAATAGAATTTTAGTCTACAACTACGTCAATAAATCATTTGCAAAATACCGAGATAACGTTACCGCCCTAGGTTACTCTTATTTGAAGATTGATCAATCGATTAGTTGGAATACAGAGATAACTTGGGGTGAAGCAGATTTCGAATGGGGATCGGCTGAGCAAATAACAGGTTACCGTAATTCTATCGGAGGAAACCAAAAAGGGTATGTATTTGCCTTTTTGCTAGGTCTAAACGTTAACGATGCACAACTCAACATTACCGCTGTAAACAACACTACAGGTGCTCTAACTGTTACAGATCACGGTTTTGATGAAGGAGCAGCCATAAGAATAACTGGATGTGTAGGGACATCAGGTATTAATGATTATAACTACATAGTTTCGATTATCAGTAATGATACTGTAACCGTTACTAAAGCGGATGGTTCGCCTCTAGGCTGGAGTGGAACATATCTTGGTTTAGGACAGATTACAAAAATTATTGTACCAAATGTAGTCACCAAAGATTTTAACTACTTCCTACAATCCCCTATCTCAATCCGAATCAACGAAATCGATTTCTACGTAGCCCAATCAAGCGGTGGTTCATTTGTTTGTAATATCTACGACAACACCACACTCGGTAACCCCATCAATGGGGACATTACTACGAACTTAGGTACCGTTACCACAATCAATAACATCGATTATTCGGATAGCAACCTTGTATCAACATCCCCTTCGCAACTTCTTATAGGTAATCAATCCCAAGAGTATGTCTGGTCAATACTGCAAAACAGCGTGCAAGGACAATCTTTAAGAATGCAGTTGACCTTGGACACAAGACAAATTTCTAATTATACCGCAGAAAGCTACGCACAGATGATCATACAGGCTATTGTGATCCAATTTACTTCAAGTGGCAGGTTAATCCAATGACGATTAACACAACTAACTACATCCAAGCGTTCTTGCCAAACTCTGTTGATTTCACAGATGACCCTAAATTACTCCCCGATCAATTGACTCTTATTTATAGCTTGATTGCAACCGCTGTTAATTTGCGTCAGATTGGATTTTATTTGTCAGAAGAGCAAATCACAGGCCAACAAGTTTATATTCCAGGTAACCCCCAAAGAAACCGTTTTGCTTTTAGAAAAACATTTGAATGCGGAACGTTACCGAACACAGGAACAATTACCATCGCTCACGGTATTGATTTTACAAATACCGATCTCGAATTCTTAAACATCTATGGAGCATCTACACAGCCTACAGTTGGTGCCATACCACTACCCTACGTACAAGCTACACCTCAGGTGCAATTAGACCTCACAGCGACTAACATCGTTATCACAACCTTTGGCAATTATACGGCCTACACAAAGACTCTTGTGACAATTGAATACGTCAAAAATGCGTAAACTAGTCTAAAAAAAATAAAACTGTCATTGTTATAAATAAAAGTTGAGGTCTTATGTCCATTGCTGCACCAGGGTTTCAGCCTGGCGGTTTAACTAGCCCCACATTCACACCCTCAGGACGGGGAGGTTTGAGAGATTTTCTTTTAGGTACACCTGAACAATTCGTGCGTACACCTGGTCGTGAAATGCTTTATGAGCAGATGATCAGAGGTTTAACGCAGAACTTACCTCGTGGATACGATCTACTGAGTACACTTCTAGGCCCAGAATCAGGACTCTATAGCGAATTTGAACAACCAGCAATCCGCATGTTCCAAGAAGAACTCGTACCAGAGCTAGCAGGACGCTTTACAGCTCGTGGAGAAGGTGGACAAGGCTCAAGTGCCTATCAACAACAAATGAACGCCGCAGCAGGCCGTTTAGCACAGGATTTAGCAGCACGTAGAACAGGTATGAGAATGTCAGCACTAGATCAACTATTTTCACAAGCTGGGCAAGTAATGGCAGCAAGACCTTTTGATCTTATGCCACGTAGACCAGGTGCTTTAGAAACTGGAGCTTTAGGTTTATTGCAAGGTATTGGTAAAGGCATTTCAAGATTTGGCGGGGTATAGCATGACACCGAGCGTATTAGGAGGCCCTCTGGGATTTCAGCCACAGTTTACACCAACAGGTCGGGGAGGATTCTTTACAGGATCACCTGAAATGTACGGTAATATACCTGGTCGTCAAATGTTGTATGGGCAAATGGCGCAAGGTACTTTAGGTGCGTTTCCTGGAGGATTTGACTTTATCAGCAGATTACTTTCTGGCGATCCTGAACTTCTGCAAGAGTTAGAAGCACCAATAAGAAGACAATTTGGGGAACAAGTAATCCCTGGTATCGCTGAAAGTTTTACCTCCATGGGTGAAGGAGCACAAGGGTCTAGTGCCTATCAACAACAACTAGCTCAAGCTGGTACTGGATTGGCACAACAACTAGCTGCACAAAGAGCAGGTCTAAGACAAACAGGACTTCAATACCTTCTAGGACAAACACAACCAGCATTAGAACAAAGACCTTTCGATATAGCTCCCCGAACACCAGGATTTTTAGAAAGGCTACTAGGCGGTATAGGAGGTACCTTCTCATGAATATTTTAAATCTACCAGCTCCCACAGCAGGAGCAGAGTTTGGACAAGCGCTAGGCAGTCTTTTGGGACAAGCAGGAAGCCAAGGATTGGACGTTTACACAACAAATAAAGCCATGGAATTGTTGGATCAAAAGATTCCAAGAACTGAAATTATGGAAGATACAAATGTTCAAGGGCCACAATTCTACAATCAAATACAACAAGAAGAAATGATTCGGGAAACACCGTGGTATTTACGTTCTAAAGTTAAAGGATTGATGGAGCAAAGAAACTTGGCGGCTGGTCAAGAGATTCAAAATGCAAATATTTATAAAGACTTAGCTTCAGATATTATGAAACAAGTCTATTCATCAGCAGACCCACAAACTCTACAAGCATTTGGTGATTATGCCATAAAACTATATCGCCAAGGATATAATACAGCTCAAGCAACTACCAAATTAACTCAAATGGCAAATACTTTAGCTGCTGGAGGTGCTGCATTTGAAAAATCTTTACCAGTTACATTTAACCCTTTAGAAAAATTGTACAGATCTGTAACAGGAACGGCAGTACCTGAAGAAACCATAAAAGAAAGTTTAGCTGTTTTTTATAAACCTTTTAAAGATCTAGGCGCAAATGATGAATTTAGAAGAATAGCAGCTGAGAAAGGTTATACTCCAGTAATGGTTGAAGAAATTATAGGAGGTAAAATTAGTCCACAAGTAATTAATTATTTAAATACAGAGACTAAAAACGTAACACCAGCAAACTTAAAAAATCAAATTGAAGAAGTATTTAAAATTGATCCTAATACTAATCTTATCCTTTTAAGGGATAAATTTATAAATACTGGTAAAATTGGTTTTGTAGATTATTTACAAGCTGCTAGTGAATTATCAAACGAAAACAAAATTAAATTAAATCAAGACCAGTTAAAGCAATTACGTATAATACAAAATCCTGAGAAAGATGCGTTTAGAAATTTTAAAGAAACACTTAATGATCCTAAAACGTATAAACAAATTTTAAAATCTTTGGTTGGTGGTATAGGTATTACAGGAACTGAAGAAGAATTGAGAAATAGATTGGCAGGTAAAAAATGATGCAGTTAATAAGGTATCTACCAATAATTTTTGACCTTTTGAAGAAAGGGAATGATGCAAAAGACATCCTCAGTAATCTTGGTAAATCAAGCACTAAATTAAAAGATCTGAGTTATTTAGCTTTGACGGGTACCAACGCGTCTAAAACTCTTCAACAACTATTTACTGACACAGAGAAAGATAGGGAGAAATATCCAGAGGGAATTTTTCAATCAAAATTTGGTGATTACCTAAATAGCATTGAGTCAAGAAGCAAGAAAGACTACAAAAACGCTGTTAAAAACATAGCTTCAGTTGGCTTGGCTGCTTATGGCTTATCAAAATTAGGTAAAAAGTATCCAGTACCTGATATTCAAGTTGAAGAAACTATTACAACAGAAGAGCCACAAGCAACTGTAGCGCCACAACAGTTAGCGCAACCAGTTACACCACCTCAACTACCTGCACCCCCTGAAGTTGTTAGAGCACAACCTGGTGAAATCATTACACCTCCTGTGACTCCTGAGCAAAGAGGACAAATCAAAAGGTTTGAAGCAGCTCAGCGTTTACAACCAGAAATGACCATGGCAGAAGCTAAAGCACCATCTGTAAGCCAGCCCTCAGCAATCAGCCCTCAGCCCCCAGCCCCTCAACCGCAAGTTGAATCTAAGCCAATTATTTTTGAAACTGAGTTATTTAAAAATCGGCCAACTCCTGCAAATGCGATAAAGCAAGTTATTGACCAAGGATTTAGTGAAAAATCAGTCGAAAGATTTGTGGATAAGAACTTTGCCGAATATGCAAGACAATTCAAAATTGAGACAGGCAAAGACATCAAGCAAGAAATTAAAGATTTGATTGCTTCTAAGGGTAAATTTAAAGCTCCTTCGAAACCTAAACAACTCTTTACCAGCAAAGAAGATAAAAAGATTCAAGACGCAGGACTCAAACCCAAGCTTAAGCCTATGAGAAAAAAACAACAAATGGGCGACTTCATGAAACAAGTTCAAGAGTCAGCTAGACCGACAGAAAGCCTTACCGCTCCAACAGATAGGCAAGCGTTTATGAATTCTATGTTAGAACTACAAAACTTTCTTAGAGGCTCATAATGGTAGATCTGAAACCAATACTAGGTAAACTCATAGAACAGCTCCCTTCCGTCATCAATGATTTGTCAGAAGATGAATTTAAAGTAGTTCAAGATACCCTAAATCTTGCTCGCTCTAGGTTTGCAGAGGAACAGGTTTCAGAAGAAGATCGTATACCCAAAGGTGCTGAATTTCTTTATCTATTAGCAGGTGGAGACCCAAAGGCTTTTGCTAAATATGCAAAACAAGTCCCTGACGCAAATATAAACAGACTAGCGAAGAATAAAACTGCCCTAGAAAACACTTTAAATAAGCTACAAGGCACTATCCAGATCTCAAAGGGTGAAGAGGCAGGTATACCGCAAGCAGGCCTTCAAAGCTCAACTGTGTACGGTTTTAAATACAACCCACAAAAGAAGAACCTTTTTGTGAAGTTTCAAGGGGATGGAGTTTATAAATACGATAATGTGCCTCGTAATATAGCCAATCTTTTTGCTAACGGTTCTGCTAAAGCAAAAACGCAAGGATCTAACCGATATGGTGCGTGGTTTGTTGGTAAGTCTCCTAGTCTAGGAGCTAGTTTGAACGAATATATTAAAAAGCTTGGATTTCCTTATCAAAAAATAAGTTAATGAACCAGTAGCCAAAAGTCGTGATGTTTGATAGATTTCTAATCAATATTTGATTCAACGGCCTTGATCATGACTATAAACCCATACCCACAATATATAAACCGACAAGGCGGAGCTGGTGTCAGCAACGTAATATTTATACGCGGAAGTGGTGCACCAGTACCAAAAAACAAACAACCAGCTGGTACGCTCTACTTTGACACTGTAAATCAACTCTGGTACATCAGTTGTGGTTATTTCCAAGATCCCATCATCGGGGAATACACGTTATGGCAAGTCATAGGGAACCCAGCACTCTCAATACCAATCCCGATTGCATCTGGGGGAACTGCTAGCACAGCGTTTAACATCAATGGCGCAGTAATATCTGGGAGTACCACAACTTCACCTCTTACCTCTCTTACCATGTCGAACGGTCAGTTATTGATCGGAGCAACAGGATCAGCACCAGCACTTTCCACCATAACAGCTGGAGCAGGGATCAGCGTTGTAAATGGAGCAAACTCGATCACAATAAGTGCTTCTACAGCAACAGTTATCTGGAATAATATCAGTGCTTCACAGGCGTTAGTAGCTAATCAGGGATATTTTGTAGATGCGACAGGTGGTGCTATATCTCTATCATTGCCCACTACAGCTAGTGTGGGAGATTCAATTAGAGTTTATAAAGTAGATAACAGCGTAAACCAAGTTAAAATTACGCAGGGTGCTGGTCAGTCTATACAACTAGGATCTTCAGCATCAACAACGGGAGTTGCTGGTTACATTGAAAGTACAGCGATAGGTGATACCGTAGAATTAATTTGTCAAACCGCAAATACTGGGTTTAAAGTTGGCTCCTCGATGGGTAACTGGACAGTAGCTTAAATTTGGAGACATTATGGCAGATACAAATAGACCATTAGGGCA